ATCATTTTATATAATTTAAAATCAGGATACCGTTCCATTCCATTGTTTTTATAAAGTAGATTTACACCCCTATCATCTAAACACCACTCCACAATTAATTTAACTATAGGGTCGCATTTTGTTAAATCTTTAATTTCATAAATGTCATCTACTACATAATCAAATATAGAGCACGCGAGTCGACACAAATCAAAACTAAAATTTGGTTCTAATCTTGGTTTATTTTCGTTAAAATATGGTTCGGTATTATATTGGGTTGACGCGTCCCCATTAGTATTGAAACTATCACTACAAAATATTTTATTATTAAATTTATAAATACTTCTACCAAAATCTATAATTTTAAATATCTTTCCAAAGGTTGGAACCTTATAGTATTTTTTATTATAGCAATAATATAAATATTTTATTGTCGTGTTATTATACATAACATTATTTGTGTGTAAATCATTGTGTGTTAACGAAAACACTTTTTGGTAAGTAATTAAAATCATTATAATTTGCATCAAATACGCAAACCATTCCTCTTCGCTTAATTCGTTGTTTAAAATGTAATCATCAAATGTATTTTCAATTTGTTCCATACAAATGACCAAAACAGGGAATTTATAAATAGTAACTTCAACATCTTCGCCAGATGATTCACTACTATACGTATTATCTGTGGTTGATTCTGCGTCATCGTCTTCTTTACACATATTTTCGTGGGGTTCGTTGTCAACAGGTTGAGGTTCTGTATCTAATTCGTTTAATTGAGGTTCTTCGCTAATTGTGCTAGAAGTATGAGAACTCCTAGATGAAAACGTCGAACTTGTTTTTAAAGTGGTTGTTTTATCCTTTTCAGTAATTAATTTAGAATTTGTTATGTCGCATAAATCTAACGTATATGATTTCACATCATCTAAATCGATATGCGTTTTTTCAAAAACATTTTCAAATAATTCGTCATCTATTGATTTTATCGAAAAGGTTGATTTTAAACTAGATGTGTAATCTATCATTATTGGTATTTTTTTATTTGGTAACAAATAATCGGGATTATTTATATTAAATAGTATGTTTTGTTGTTTAATAAAATAATCAGACTCACTCAAAAAATCAATATCATCCGTTACATTTATTTTATAATTATTTTTAATTGATAAAAAAGAACCGTAATAATCAATACCGTGTAAAAAAAAATACGAATTTTTCAATATACAAGATAAAAATACAAAAAAACTGTCGACATATGCCGAATTGTTCACATCTAAAAATTTCGGATTTACTGTTTTAATGGTAGATTGTAAATTTGGTAAATTAAATAATTCTGTTTCGGGGGAGTTATACTTACCAATTAAATATTTATATGGGTCTAACAAAGGAGCAAGTTTAAAAAACACGAGTGTATCTGTTTTTATTTTATTTGTAAACGTGTTCTTTATAGCACAGGAATATAAATATTCGTTATCTGGTATATTTTCTTTAACATTTAATAAATACCAAGGATGATTTAAATTAACGTTTAAATAATTAGTTTCGTTTAAACTAAAAAACCGTGTATAGATTGGAATATAATTTTGGGTTTTAGAAAGAAACAACATATCTTTTTGTTCTAAAGTTTCTAAAACTTCCTTGTTTTTTCTTTTTTGATAATTTATCGTAAACATTATAATAGATTAAATAATATATAAATAATCTATTTTTTTAACTTATAATACTTTAATATAATAATGCGTATTATTTTACAATAAAAAAATAAAATATATATTATGTCATTAGAACTTAAAAAATTTGATATGAAAAGTATATCCTTTAAACCGAATGAATCAAAAGGACCAGTAATTGTTTTAATTGGAAGAAGAGATACAGGTAAAAGTTTTTTAGTTAGAGATTTATTGTATTACCATCAAGACATCCCAATAGGAACCGTGATTTCAGGGACAGAAGAAGGAAACGGATTTTACGGGAAAATGGTGCCTAGATTATTTATTCATAATGAATATAATACTGCTATTATTGAAAACATATTAAAACGTCAACGTTCAGTTTTAAAACAAATCAAAAAAGAAGTCGAAACTTATAGAAAAAGTAATATTGACCCCAGAACGTTTGTTATTTTGGACGATTGTTTATATGATAACGCATGGACACGCGATAAAATGATGAGATTATTATTTCTTAATGGTCGTCATTGGAAACTAATGTTAATAATTACTATGCAGTATCCTCTTGGTGTCCCTCCAACGCTTCGAACAAACATTGATTATGTATTTATCTTAAGAGAACCTTATATAGCAAATAGAAAACGAATTTACGAAAATTATGCGGGAATGTTTCCAACCTTCGAATCCTTCTGTCAAGTAATGGACCAATGTACTGAAAATTACGAATGTCTCGTTATAAATAATAATGTTAAATCTAATAAATTACAAGATCAAGTTTTTTGGTATAAAGCAGATAGTCATAACGATTTTAAACTTGGGTCCAAAGAGTTTTGGGAATTATCAAAGGGTATAAACTCTGATGATGAAGACGAAAAATATGACCCAGACAGTTCGAAAAAACGAGGTGCGGGACAGAAAATAAGTGTAAAAAAAACATCAAAATGGTAAAATACGCGTTGCTCTAAAAAAGGATACGCGTTGCTCTAAAAGAAAGGATACTTATTGTTCCAATACATTCCGTCTCCTTTTTTTACATCATACATCGCGCGAAATGTATCTAATCTTGATAACGGAATATTAACTCTATATTGATTTAATGCGTGTGGATTGTATAAAATTCGATAACTCACGTGTTTATTCAGAATTTTTTCTTTCATATTATTAGCGTAAAATATATAAAAATCTTCTAATATAAGTTTTGCTAATTTTAATGGAACATCAAATTTTACTTGATAATCCTTTAAATATTCAACACATAAATATATGCTGTTTACATCGGCGAAATTTTCGGAAATACTTATATCTGTTAAATTAACTTCAAAATTATCTTTTTTGTAAGCAAGTATATATTGTTCTTTGATATTTTCTTGAATTTTTAAATAATGTTTTTTATCATTATTTGACCACCAATCTTTTAAATTCCCGGTTAAGTCATATTTTGAACCCGTAATATCTAATGAATGTAATAACTCGTGAGCTAAAATATATCCCATATTTGATATATTATACGCTATTCCACTTTCTTCTAAATCTATAAATGGTTTTTGAATAAATGCTAATGGTACATAAATTGAATTTGTAGAACGGTTATATCTTGCGTTTACAATAAATGATTGCGATTCAATAAACACGAATGGTCTTTGTGTCCAATCAACCGTAGGTAATAATGACACCGGTTTATTTATTAAATTAATGAGTTCGTTTATTTTCCAATCCATTATTCTTATTAAATTTCCCCATATATCATTACTTATAAAATTTATATCTGGGTCATCAATTACATATGACGACTCGCCGACAATAACCTTAATATTTTGAATTTTTAATAAAGCATAATTTATTGTTTTTGCATCCATCCATTTATTTTTTTTGATATTTTTATATAACACGATTTTTAAATCATTAATTAAGAATTTGATATAATTAATAGCATAATCATTCTTATATTTAGCAACATATGACCGTGATAATAAGTTATTAAATGGTATTAACATTAGTTTGACTGCTCTAACTCTATCCGCATATTCTGATATATTTCCTCTTATAAATTTTGAAAAAAGATGTTCGCCAGATGTATGCCACTTATTTGTAAATCTTGCGACCTGTTCAACATATATAAGAATCCAATAATTTCTCCATTTGTCAGTATTCCATTTTTTTAACATTAAAGCTGTAACATTTTTAAAATAATTTAAATTTATAGTAATACACGTAGTAGGAATTGTATTAAAACCTATTTCTTTTAAAAATTCGGCAAAATTAAAAGTATATGTAGCCGTTGTTTTTGTATTAAGTTTATAATACGTTAACGTATTATCATTAGTATCGCCTTCATTTTCATAAAAACACAACGAAATCTCTCTTAAAACATCAATATAATCTTTTCCATTTAATCCTAATTTATTATTATCTCCAAATATTGTTTTTATTAAAGTATTCAAATAATTTACATAATCACTCACGCTATTATTTAACTCACGGTTATTAATATCTAGAAAAAAATCAATAGGAAAAAGGTGTTTAATGGGTTCGAAGTAAATACTATAAGTATTCGTATTCTTTTCATCTGGTTTAATATCAAAAAATAAAGGGGACCCGCTTGAAGAAACTATTTTATTTTTACACGTCATGGCTAATATTCTCCACAAATTATTTTTTAATGGGTCATTAATTAACTCAACAATATTATCTATATAATTATTAATGTTAATCATACTGCTTTCTGGAGTCATTAACGCATTTGCCGAATCGTAAAATTCTTTCATATTTACTATTTCTTTTGAGGTAGAACTGGTTTCAACAAGTTCCTTATATATTTCAAAAATTTCATCATATACCTTTTCTTGTATTTTATCAAATGTATTATAGGTGTTTAATGTCATATTGTGATGTTTGTTCCAATATGCGTTCACATACTGATAAAAATTATCACATGGTTTAGGTGTAGGTTCTTTTAAATAAGAATTAAAATTCTCATAATATTTATTGGTTGAATTATTAAAATTTAATAATTCTTTATATGTATATTGTTTTTGAAAACTTTTATAAAGAATAACATTAGTTCCGCAAATTAAATCTTTATCGTTTTGACTTATTTTTCTAGTTTTATTTTTTTTTATCATTATATATATAATATTTATAAAAACTGAAGTGATTTTGTAGTTTTATTGAACATATGATCATTTTTATGAATATTATACATTTCCTTAAAATAATTACTTCTTGATATCATTAAATTAACAATAGATTCATTAATAATATACGGAATACCGACCAGTTTGTCATTAACCGTATATGTCCATATTTTTTGTCTTAATAAATATGCGATATATGTATATAAATGTTTGATTTTTAATTTAATTAAAACATATTCTAGGTTTTGTTTTTCGTGAAACTCTTTTAAGTATTGTTCACAAATAATAAAACTATTAATATATGCTACTATATTATTTGATAAAGTTGTTGACAATTTTATATTATAATTAGCTGTGTTAAACCTTAAGTATTGTTTTATTAAATCGGAACTATATAAATTATATTTGTAAGTATCTGCTTTAGACCACATGTTTCCATAAACACCATTATAATCATATTTAGACCCTTCAAATGTAACTGCCCGTATCATATAACTAACGAGTAAAAATCCTATATTTCCTAAATTATATTCCAAACTTTGTCCGTTTAAGTCCAATAATGGAGGTTGTAAACATGCTAAAGGTACATATAATGTATTTGTTAGGTGTGAAAAAGAAATTTTTAAATTAAAAATTTGAGAACCTGAAAATTCGAATGGATATACATACCAATTAATATCCGGTAAATTTAAAATATATTTATTTGTGAGAGACAACATCAATTTATGTCTATAATTAAAATAATCGTTAAAGTTTTTCCATATGTCATTATTTGTATAATCTATATCAAAATCATCTACAATTGTTAGTGGTCTTCCTATTATGATTTTTAAATGTTCTGCACATAGTATTGAGTTTTTTTTTGCGTGAGGTGTAAAAAAATTGCTTGTTCTTACCATATTTACATATACCTTTTTTAGATCATTTGATAGATTCGTCATAAATTTAATAGCGTCATAATTATTATATTTAGATATATATAAATTTGTAAATAATTTATTGAACACCATTAAACAGTGAGAATCCGCACGAATTTCTGGAGGTCTATATAATTGAACTCCTGTATTAAATGTTCTCGCAAAACCATCCTGAATTTTTTTACTTTTATTATTAAACCTAGCAAGTGATTTAAATACTATATAATACCAACAACCTCTCCATTCTTTTGTATTCCATTCGTTGCTTAATAATTTGCAAACATTTTTTAAATAAATTAAATTTGAACAAATTATTTCTTTTGGCATATTATCACTAGTATATCCGAATTCAGTTAAATATTCGTTATAATTAAAATTATAATCTGTTAAGGTTTCATCATTATTAGTAATAATTTCATAATTTTCTGTTAAATATGTATTATTATAACACTTCCATATTTTTTGAAAACATTTACGGGTATCAAGTGGGTTAAACCCGTGGTTTGGACCTAAAAAAAATACATATAAATCTTCAACATATTTATAATACTTAGTTAAATATAATTCTTTAAATTTTGGGTCAGCTTTAAAACTATCATCATGCACAATTTTATTAAGATGAAATTTAATTGGAGAAATATATACGGAATATGTAATTGGTTTAAATACGTCGGGTTTACATTCACATATAAAAGGAAAACTTTGGTTTGCTATAATTAAATTTTTACTAAAAAATGCTAAAAGTTTCCACAAATTATTACGTAATGTGTCATTCGTCATTTCATCTATAAAATTCATATAATAATTGGCGTGTTCTTTTATGCTTATATCAGAATTTAAGTTCTTCGCAGAGTTCCAAAAATTTAAGACATTCTTTTTAATTTTTGGTTCTTGAGTGTTATCATTAATAAAGTCGTTAAACATTTCGGATATTTGTTTATCAATAATTTGGAGTTGAACCGAATTATAATCAGAAATATTATATTCATACATATAGGTCTCTTTTATTTCATGAATCCAATA